TGAGAAATTACCCAATGTTCAAACCTTATTGGTTGATGAATTTGGGAATATTACAGGAACGATTGCCAATCCTTTAATTACTTCTAGTAGTGGAGGTGTAAACTTACCATCTAGAAGATAAAGGATTTTTGTTCTTTCTAAATGATTAAAAGTCTTTTGACATTGATATGCATGTTCTACAGTAGGATATTCTATGTTGTCTAGAACAATAGGGCTATAGTAAAAATTACTTAGAAATTCATATTTACCGCTAAAACTATCAATTATCATCATTAACTTACTCTCTTATAAAACAATGCCGTCGATAGGACTCGAACCTACATGTATCCAATTAGCTTTCTCTTGCTTAGAAGGCAAGCGGCATACGACGGCTAAAAGTTGGCGAGATCGGGTGGGCATCGAACCCACAACCTCTAGTTTTGGAGACTAGCGTTCTACCAATTGAACTACCGACTCAGGATAGTTATCTATTTAACTGAAGAAGAATGAATCATATTTGCTTCCATCTTTTCTACAGTATAAACCAAATCCTTCAAAGAACCAGTATTATCTACTATTCTATCAGCTAATTCTGGACGATGCCAGAGCTGTTCTGAAGGATGATTAAGTCCTAGTTTATCTTTCAGTCTATTAACAAATCGTTCCCATTTAGTGAACTTCTTTCGTTCTACACACCAAACTTCACCACCCAAAGAACGAATCATATCAACTTCATTAGGAAAACGACAATCACTAATTACAAACTTACCTTGCATATCATTAGCCATCAAAGTAAGGTATAAAGACTTAACCCATACATCATCACCAATGATATTTCTAATAGCGTTAGTTCCAATACGCTGCAAAGCACTTCTAGGACTAAATCCCCAAAAAGGATCTACTGTTCCCTTTTGTTCTTGTGTACCATACACCTGCTGATTACTAAATCCAAAAATTACCTTGCATGCTTCCTTTAGCTTATCTGCAAAAGCAATTTTTTGATAACCATGATTATTTGCTAGGATATTAGCTACAGTATCCTTACCGCTGCCAATTTCTCCACAAACACCGATTAGAATTAGTCCCCTTCGCCTGCCTGTCATGCTTAGTATGTAGCGTAAAATCTCTTCACTGTGCGTACTATCTATCTAGCATGGAACCTACATGACCTACATAAACAAATGGAAGCAGCCAATCGTAGGAATGATGTAGCTGCCATAAGAGCCTATAAAGCTGATTTAAATACTCTTTCTGAAATAGTTAATGAAACATTAGGTGTAGGTAAACTCATAGACAATAATGAACATGGATGTGCCCAGATTTCAGCTACACAACTTGGACTAGCTGACAAGCTACAGGAGAAGTTGAGGCAGCTAGGTAGATGTGGTTTAGGTGCTGGTTTAACGATCTTAGAAGCAAAAGAGGCTGCTGCTTTTTCTTTCGGTAAAAGAAAAGGGAAATTAGTGATCTGGTCACCTCTCTTAAAAGAGAAGGAAGATTTAGAAAAAACAGAAGAAGTATCTACAAGTCCTAATACTTTAAGAATAATTGATCTTGAAGCTCGATTACATAGCTGTGCTTTAAAAGCAATAGAAAAAGAGAAAAACGAAAGAGAATTAGAACATAAACGACTAAATGAAGCTAGAGATAGAGCATATATGTCTGTTAGAGCTTTAATGAGACAAAACTTATTAAGGCAAATGAAGGTTGAAGATCCTAAAGGATATAGGATAGTATCTGATTTAATGTTGCAATTACAGCAATTATTACAAGAACCTTTAAGCAAATCTTGGACCTTTAAGGGATTACCTATTCCACATAGTAAAAAGGCAAAAGGTGTACCAGTTGGTACTATACTTAAAGGTAAGGAAAAAGTAAGCACACCTAATGGTGATGAATGGAAATCAGTAAGATCTGGCAAGGTAATGTCTGCAAAGCCTATTGCAGAAGGTGCAAAAAGAGGGTATGCTACTTCTAATCCAGAAGGTTAAACAAACACACTATCTTGGCATTCTTGACACATTCGACTAATTTTAAATTCCTTTTCAAGAAACAAATGTTTATTAAGTTTTCTTATAACACACTGTTCACATACTCTAGAAGGCATATCTTCAAAAGATATATCAGAATAGTTATAACTATTAGGTAAACCACATCGGGCATATACTTTGCCATCTACTTTAATAAGTATATGAGCTATCTTTCTTCCTGGTATTACACCAAAAGAATCATGACTATTCATCATTTCTTTTGCAGTAGTAGCCAGAAACTTTTGATACCAAGGATAACTCATAACAGAACCTTCTAATTGTGATCTTCGCCGACGATTCAGAACTTGCTTATTTTTCGACCTTCTATAAAGAAGTAGCACCAATTATAGAGACTGCCTCTAAATCCCTTGCTCAAGCTACCTTCGACCATGCCACTCAACTTGCACATGAGAAGCTTCATGCTCGACGTGAAACATACCTAAGTGCTCTAGATCTAAGAGAAGAAGATGGTGCTTTCCTTGTCATTTTAAAGCCCAAAGCGCTATGGATAGAAGATGGTGTTGATCCTCATGACATGATAGATGATCTTCTCAAATCACCCAAAGCAAAAATTTCTAAGGATGGATCTAAATATTTAGCTATACCTTTTGAGCATGCTTCTTCTCAAGGGAAAAATGTAGCACCTAGATCAATAGCTTCCTCTTTACAAGAGGTTGTAAGAAGAGAACTAGAAAACGCCAAAATAGGACTTGACATTGAAAAACATCCAGATGGTAGACCTAAAACTGGATTGTTACATCGTCTTAATTTAGGTGGTCCTATTATGAGAGGTGGTGCTGGGTCAAGACTTTTAGACGGTGTTTCTGTTTATCAGAGACAAACAGCTACAGGTACAGTTAAAGAAGCTTTGACTTTTAGAACTGTTTCTAGTAACAGCGCTCAATCATCTTGGCAATATCCAGGTTTAGATGGTGTCAAGATCATGAAAGAAACAGCTAAATGGGCGGAAGATCAATGGAATAAGATAAGTCAAGAGATTTTAAAGAAAATTTAAGGCTCTACACATACACAAACATCATCAAACAACTTACCTACACCAAATCCATGACAATTTCTTTGTAGGCAGTCTTGTTTAGCTGCATAATCCACAGACCAAATCACAAAAAAAATCAAGAAGAAAAGAGTAAAAATAGAAAGAATAAAATATTTACAAGAGTTAGAGCGTAGGTTCAAGGCGTACATAGCTTTTCCTTTTTTCTTTATGGACACTTAATATGTAGCGAAAAAAGTTTCATGAACCCTTGACATAAAAAATAATCGTTGCTACAAGAGATGTACGGAGAAAACAAAAATGAACACATCTTTTATGTACCGAATTCTAGACGGACTTGTTGATCACACACCACAATTTTATTGGAAGCTTTTGGATGGTGTTTTTAACCTTACTATTGACGATCCTGGGTTTGAGTCGAAGGATTACGAAGCTGAACTATCAGGTGATGTTGTACGTATCAAGCGTGCTAATAAGCAGATCACAGTATATCTTCCTTATGATTCAGATCCTAAGACTTTGAATGTTACAGTCAGTAAGGGACAAATCCTAATCACTGTTACACAAAAGAAGTGGAAGAAGATCACTGTCCAGTAGTGGTTTAAAATCTCTCTAGTGTGCCTATTCAAACTCTTTCTCACGGTATTATAAGTGCAGATATTATTGTTAGATCTGCACTTATAGCTGGCTTACAAGAACTTCGTACTCAACCAGATCTTATAGACTACGCACTATGTAGTTTATTACACGATCAATTGACCATAGACACATATGGTCAGTCTGAAATTGATAATGCTAGATCTTGGTTTTTGTCAACTAAAATACCTGTTTTTAGTGCTAGACGATTAGACGCGAAGGAACTTCCTTGTATTACTGTTACTTTACTAAGAAGTAACGAATCCCGAAACACTTTAGGTGATAGGGACTATGAAGTAAAAGAGTTTGTCAACAACAAACCTTGGCTAACTTTAACAAAACCTTTTATTGCTGAATATGATTTCACTACAGGAAAGGTTAAGGTTCCAGACAGTCTTAAAACAGAACTTTATATTGTTCCTGGTATGTATATAATAGATGATTCCGGTTTAGCGTTAGAAATACTAGAAGTATTAACTGATTCTACATTTTTAATTGCCAAAAATCAAATTATATCCTTAAAACAAGCTACTATAAAAGGTAAACCGCCTAAAAGAACTATCAATTTACATAGTGCTTATTTTGAAGAAGGTTTACTGATTGGTTGTCATGTAATAGGTGACCAAAGCAGATTGTTATGGTTACATTCTTTGGTTTTATTCTCCTTGTTAAGAGGTAGAATGACTCTGTTAGAGTCTAGAGGTTTACAAGTTACCTCATTAGGTAGTTCTGATATTAAAGATACTGATTTAGGTACAGAACAACCTGGATTTGCACGCTATATTTCTATTAGTGGTCAAGCAATGCATGGATGGGTAGGCGCTGAAGCTGATACTGTTCAAAGTATTGATTTGGATGTAGCTAGTGTAAGTAGAACTAATTCAAATGACAATGAAGATAGTATTACTATATTAGGTGATGATTAAATCTAAAAAATATCCCACCATGATTACAGAACAAGCTAAAAGTGCTTCTGAAAAGGCACATAAGTTATCAGAAATCGCTAACAGTAGAACACCGACTCAACGTGATAATGACGGAAGACGCACAAGTGCTTATCATGATGAAGCTGCTGATGCACATAGAATAGCAGCCAGAATGCTTAATGCTGCTGGTAGAAAAGAAGGATTAGAAGGTTATCAAGAAAAGAGTGATAACCATTTAAAGCTTGCTCAAGAGCATCAAACAAAAGCTGATAATTACAATAAAGGTGTATTTAAGACAGAGCCACATTTACCAGTAGCTCCCCCTAGTGGCCAACAGTCTACTAAACCAGCTTCCCCCCCTAAAGCTCCTAGTGTTAAACCACCTACACCTATGGGAAAGGCAGAAGACACTTCTAACAAAGTTCATGTAAAGGAATTTATTGTTCCTATTTCTAAGGGTGGTATGTTGAGATGGCATTCTAGTTGCATTAAAGGTGATAACTCAACTAAAGGTCAAACCATCAAAGGTAGAGAACCTGATGCTGAATACACTAGAGAAGCTGCTAGTGGTTTACCAGGATTGTGTGTGGGTTGTGGTGGCGAATTGAGCAAAGACCCTAATGGTGTACCAGTACCACCAGAAGATCTTTCTACAAAGAAGTCTGAAGCTGATATCGATAACCTTAAGATGGCTCAAGAGAAGAAGAAGTTCTTAAATCCTCTTAAGCACCATTACGCTCATCTTTTACAGGCTCATAAGATGGGTAAAAGTGAACAAGCTCTTAAGTCAGCTAATATGTGTGCTACTTATTTACGATTATTAGACTTAACTTCTGTTCCTGAAGAACTTAAGAACAACAAGGATGTTGATTTAGAAAAGACTGAGCATCCCTTAGATAAAGAAGCAAAGAAGTTATCTAAGACATTAACCATGGAAGCTAGTGGTGGAGTACCTTCTAGTGATACCCAAGGTGCTGCTATGATGAAACATTGGGATGAAGATAAGGATAAAAATCCATATTTAACACAAGCTAAGAAGCTATATAAAGAAGGTTTTGCAGGTTGGTATAATAACTATACTATCAAAGACAGAAACAAAGCTCAACAGGCTGTAGAATTATATCGTAAAGGTGGTAATCATAATCAGGCTAATTATTTGCAGTCTGTTTTAAATAACAAAAACACTAAGGATTTATCAATGAAGAAAAATGAAGGTTGCGATCCAGGTACTTACGAGCCACTGATGAAGATGCGTGGTTATATGACTAAGTTAGCTAAGTGTGGTGAAATGGCTATTGTTAAGGCAGAACATGATCCTAAAGGTATTCAAAATCCTAACAGTTCTGGACAAGGATATCATCCAGATCATGCTAACCATCCTTATCATGATACTATTGTAAGTCATGGTTACGAATATAGTCATAGCACACCTATTACCGATCTCAGTGGCCGAAAGTATTTACAACATTCTTACAAACACAAGGTATTAAAAGATCATGTTGTTGGAGTTTCTATGAAAGATGACAAACCCGGTTGGTCTGTAAGTAAATTAGGTAGTGGTGTAAGAACTATAGGAAATGATAACAACAAACTTAACAGTTTCCTTAAAGGACACGTCAGTAGAGCTAATAAGAAAAATAGCGTCTAAATCACTACTCAATATAATCTAAACCCTCAAATGGCTCAAGAATTAACTACTAATGAGGGTACTACAGCAATCCCAGGAGCTTATCCTAGTTATACTGTAGAAAATGACGTTTCTAATACAGCAGTCCGTGGTGTAATTACTTTAGTTGGCGAAGCTGATGCTGGTCCCGGTTGGGAAGATGAAGCTGACTTAAAGCTTAATTACTTTACTCCAGATCAATTCGCTTCTATTCGTAGTAAGTATCGTTCTGGTCGAATTGTAGAAGCTGCTTATGCTGCTACGCAACCTAGCCAAGATCCTAAGTTAACAGGTGCTCCGCAGCTTATTAGAATTGTTAAGACTAATCGTTCTACTAAGGCTTATTTATCTATTCTTGATCAAGCGAGTAATCCTTACGCTACTTTAGCTGATAAGTCATGGGGCGAATATGGTAATTTAATTTCTGTAGCTATCACTGATTCAACTTCAGAAGTTATTCCAACTACTAGTTCTTTTACTTTATTAATTCCCAATAACAATACTGACATTTCTTTTAGAGCTAGTGGTGGAGCTTCTTTGCCACTTACTTTATCAGCATTAACCCTACCACCAGCTATGGTTACAGCTATCGATGGTTTAGCTGGTGTAGCTGCAAGTGGTGGTGCTAATAGAGGTATTGTAGTAGTAGCTGGTAGTTTAACTGTAGTAGCTGCCGGTAATGCTATCACTGTTACTAGATCGGTTAACTGGACTGTTAATCCCGTTATTGGTGATACTCTCTATATTCCTTCTGGTTCTGTAATTCAAGGTGCTACCAATAAGAATAGAGGTAGCTATGTTGTAACTCAAGTTACCCCTACTACTGTTACAGCTACTAAGCTATTAGATGATTCTGGTGGTGTAGGAGCATTAACAGCCCCAGAAAGTGTAGCTATTACTCCTATTGTAGCCATTACAGATATTCAAGCTTTCGCTCCTGTAACTATCACCTTAGAAACAGCTAATCCTATCCATGGTGTTGGTAAGTCGTTAGAAATTTGTGAGTTAACTACTGCGACTGGTAGACTTAGCGATTTGGCTTATCAGCTAAACACTACTAAGGTAACATGGATTTCTAAAACTACCTTACCTTATTTGTTAACTTCTAGCACTGAACGATCTATTACACTATCTGACCAAAGACAAGTAGATGGTATTGTAGAAGAAAACGTAAGTATTGGTGGAACTATTGTTCTTTCTATTGGTTATACTGGCACTACTGCTACTTGTACTATTAGTTCTACAGCTTTTACTACTACTGTAACTGGTGGTAGTGGTGTTTCGTTAAACCTTGCTCATAAGAAGTTTGTAACCATTTCTGATTTAGTAACTTATATTAATTCTCAAGCTGGCTATAGTTGTACTTTAATTGAACCTCAATATGGTTCACGTCCACCTACTGAATTAGATCATGTTAGTGCTGTTGGTATTTGTACTACTTTTGGTACTGAACCAGGAAGAATTAAGAGGGATGCACAAGCCTTTTATGATGCAATTTATACTACTCAGCTTTTACAGTTAGGTACTACTGTACCAGTTGCGCCTACTACTACTTCTCCAAGACCTAGTGGTGCTGTAGCGGGTTTACCAGCTACTCTTACTAGCACTTATCTCACTAATGGTGCTAAGGCTTCTACTACTGAGGCACAATTTGCAGCAGCAATTGATGCTTGTGAAAAGTTAAATATGAATTTTGGTATAGCTCTTATCTCTAGGGATGCAAGTCTTGATATCGTAGCTGATGAAACTGAGTCTGGTTCTACTTATACTTTAGCAGCAGTTACAACCAGAATTAGAAAGCAAGCTGAAACACTTTCTACTAAGCTTCGTAGAAAGCATAGACAGTGGTTTGTAGGTGTTTCTGGTTCTTATACAGCTTATCAAAGACCATTTGCTATTGGTCAGTCTACTGTTGGTCGATTAGTTATCGCAATGCAAAATGTATACGCTAACAGTGCTGCTGGTGGTATTGTTGGTTTTGCTCCTTGGTATACTGCCGTGTTAGCCGCTGCCATGCAGCTTGCAGCCTACCGCAAAGGCATTCTAAAGCGTGAACCTACTCAAAACGGAGTCTACCATGAGTATGGAGACTTCGACCCTTCTACGCAAGCTCAAGACGCTTTACGAAGTGGTTTGTTAGTTCTATCGCAAGGTGAACCAAATCCACTTGTACCCGGTAGTAATGGTAGATGGACTTGGACTAGTGATCAAACTGCATATATTCGTAATAGTAATTTCTATTACAACAGTATTCAGGCTGTATTCGTATTAGACCAAGTCCTCCTGTCGGTTAGTAGAGGAGTAGAAGAAGCGGTAGTTGGTGAGTCTTCTGCTGATATGGATGCTACTATGGTTAAGAGTATTACTGAAAGCTATTTAGCGTTAGCTCTTAGCGCCGGTTTAATTGCAGTAGATGATGAAGCACTAAAGGGTTATACCAAGGTAGTTGTAAATCAAACTGGTGGTACATTTAAGGTTAGAGTATTTAAGCTTAAGTTAGCTGGTTTGATTTACTTCGTAGATATGGAATTCGACGTTAGCCAAATCAAGAGAAGTGCTTAATATATGGCTGCTACAACTAATAAAGTAGTAGCCATTGACTATTCTATAGTTAATAAAGCTGTTACTAAAGCCAATAAAAATAAATCAATTAACCTTCATAAAGAAGCAGCTAAATTAGCTCGTAAGGCTGCTAAAAAAGCCACAGAAGAAGGTAATTACCATTTAGCTAATCATTACCATAAAATATACGAGCATCACAACGAAATGGCTAATATGAGAAAATCGGAGACAAAGGATAATCCTAGAGATATGGGTAAAAATTATAATGATGAAGGTGGTGCTTCTGAACATATTCCCACTCATCTAAAACAATTGCTGACTAAGATCTCTGATGAAGAACATACTAAAGGTACACCTTATTATAAGCCTACCCAAAAGTCTGAAAAATTAAGTAAGATGATTGATCTTAACGAAAAAAGAAATAAAGAGATTAGAGAAAGTAAGCCTGTTTTTAATATAGGTGATAACGTACGATTTAAAGAAGATCCATCAATAACTGGACAGATACAAAAAATAAGTTCTTATGTTCCACATGAGAAAACTTTCCATTATCATATCCGAGAAAATAACGGAAAAATTAACAGATATTCAGGACATGAATTAGAACCATATGAAAAATCTGAAACTGAAACTCGTTTAGCTGTTTTGGCTAAGGGTATTCAAGCTGCTATTACTTTACGTGGTTTGGTTAAGGCTGAAAAGGAAGCGTTTAAGGATAGATATATTGTTCGATTTAATGATGGTAAATCTGCTTCTAAAAAAGAATTTACTAAGAAAGGTGCTGCCCATTCCCATGCACTAAAAAAGATAGATGATGGTTATGATCATGTAACCCTACATCATTATAGTGTTGATAATCCTACTAAGGAAACTAAGTTAGAAATTAAATCTTCCAGTGGAGGTAATAAGTAATGCCCCCACAGGTAATGTCAGGTGCCAGAGCAAAGATCGGTTATACCGATCCAGCAAGCGGCATAACCAGATTTTTCGGTATATTTGAATCAATCAGTTATGGTATGCAAATTGATGTATCACCAGTCTTCTTGTTAGGTAGATGGACAGCAGCAGCTTTAGAGTATACCAGCGTTGAACCAGTACAGGTATCGACTACAGGTTGGCGTGTTGTTAACCATGGTCCACATACTGATGGTAGAATGCCTAAAGTTCAAGACATTATGCGTCATGAATATATGACTATAGTAGTTGTAGATAGGTTAAGTTTACAAGCTGTAGCTACTATTAAGAATGTTAGACCTACTTCTTATAATACTGGTTTTGCTGCTAGACAGTTATCGCAGATGTCAATGTCGTACATTGGCATACTATGTGATGACGAAAATTCTGACAACAGTGAACCAGCAGATAGTACCACTCTACCAGCTACTGCTTAATATCTTCAATTTCAATTTGATTTGAAATTTCTTCCTTACCTTCTTCTCTAATTTGATGTTTAAGCTGTTTACGTGTTTGTTTGTCTTTACTACAAACACCACATCCAGGCTTACAAGTTTTCTCATTAACTTTGGTAAACTTAGTTTTACTAATTCGTTTAGTTCTACTCATTTAGATCACCTAGTACAATCCTCTAATTATGTCACATCAATTTGTTCTTGCAAGTCTTGGTCCTGATATAGCTATTAGAAACTTCGGTATGACTCAATGGGAAACAGGTAACTATATTGGAACATGGAGTTACGGTTTACCAGTAGCTATTGGAGCACCTAGTATTGTAGGTGGTTATTGTGCCACTGAAGATGAAACTATCAAACAAATAACCATCATTAGCGAAGTAGCACCACCTAAGTTAGTCAAGGTTAATATTTGGCTTAAAACTGCTGGTATTAAGGATTGGTATAAAACGAAGTTTTCTATTGATGTATCTGAAGATATTACTCATAAGGTAATTGGATTAAACCTACAGTTAGGTGATAGAATTACTTTTGAACTAGAAGCTGATATTATTTGGGAATTAGGCCAAGGTGGATTGACTATTTATGGTAGTAAGGACTAGTTCGTACTTAAGTCTATTTTCATAATTGATATCAGTCAGTACATTTTCTATCAAATCATATAATTCATTCAAATTATTCGCATCTAAACGAAACTTCCTTTTTCCATTAAACCCATTTGTTAAATAGTCTAAACCACGTTCAATAGCTACTTCTAACGAAACCTCTTTTAAGAGTATATCTAACATTTCTTTGATATAATCAAAATAACAACTTACTTGAAAAGATATTTGGTCAAGATCATTCCAAGTTTTGTAACATTTCTTACAAATAGAAATATAAGTAATTGTTTTATATAAATATGTCTTACCACGATAAGAAAATCGTGTTTTATAAAATGACTGGTTAATACCAATATCATCAGAACCACAGGAACAGTTCATTTTTATTCATCCGTAGCTATAGTGATTAGTTTAGCAATTCCAAAGTATATAGTTACTTCTTCTTTTTAAGGCTTCTTTGAATTGCCTTAGTGTCATCCAAAGCTAACAAAATTTCTTCTCTTTCTGCGGAATCTGGAACATTCTTATATATAAACGCAGCTACCTTTTTGTTAGTAGTTATTTGACGATCATATCGATGACTAGCAATTTCTCTTGAACAAGAGTCACAATAACCACTACGATGTGGATCACAAGAACACATTTAACACCATTCTTTAGGTTGATAAGGATTGAGAGATATCCATACCCAACAATTATTTATTACATTGATTCCATCTTGAATACAACCATAATTAAACCAATATAAAGCTAAATGCCAAGTATAAAAATCGTTTACTTCTGACATTGATTTATCGCTTGGGATGAAGTACACGAACCTCTTGTAATACATCCAGAGATGTCATTAGAGGACTGTTGCAAAGCGATGCATGCCAAACCCCTAGAAGGTAGCACTTACGCTCTAGAGGCTTCATAGCCTCTAAATCAAGAACATAACCCATGTATCCATACTGATAATTAAGCAGTGCCTTGTTACGGGTCTTAGGCTTCTTAACATTATTAACAAAATCAAAAATAGACATTATGCATTCTTTCTATAGTTACGAGTGATACGGTTATTGTTTTTATTAGAATCATCCATACGAGAACCTGTATAGCTACAACTACCTAGATGAACAGTTGATTCTATTCGAGAACCAACAAAGGTCAACTTAGTTTCTGCCTTTAAACATTTACCTTCAATGCGATAAACAGCATTGACATATTCATTAAGCATATAACCGATCTTGTCCTGTAGTTTATGAATATAGCTGAAATTCTCCTTGGAACAAGTTTTTCCATCATTCAGCAAGGTAGTATCTAGAACAGGTACTTCCAAAGGAAGAATTTTTAGAGAGACCTTATTACAAATATCACATTCACGTTCAACTGTTCTCTTATATTCTCTCAGAGAACAAGGGAAAGAACGCTTATGTACCCATCGATGTTTATGCTTAGTAGGCTTTGGATTTTTGATAAGAGGATTCATTTTATACCTTTTCTGAATGGTGATAGACACCAATACCTAAAAATTTGACATCAGGTAGCATACTTTGATGGTTAGGTGTATCAGTACAAAAATCATATTCTACTACCTTACCATCAATCATTGCGTAATTCTTATAAAATGGTACTTTGCTATTATTTAACAAACGATAATTATTAATATTTTCTTTATATTTAAAACTTAACCAAAAATAATTTGATTTAGAATCCATTTACCTTATTCTCGTGTTGTAGACAATAGCTTATTCTTCATACTAGCGAAACTAATAGCATCTTTCCAACCATCATTAGAAGCTGGAAATCGAGCATTAGGTGAAGGAGCTTCCTTAACTGAAGAAGGCACCTTGCCAGAAAAGTGTGGGTCAATAATTCGCCACTTCAAAACACTAGTAATAGAAGTATTTAGATAAACCAACACTTTATTACCTTCATAAGAGCATGTCTTACAATTAGGATAAGACACCTTCATAACAAGATGCTTTCCAACTTCTTGGATATCTTCAATTTCAAACTTAGTATTATCAGGAGTGAATGAAGCTATTTGCTCTTTTAGCTTCTTAATTTCCAGATCTTTACTTTCCATATTATAGCGTTCATTCTCTTGAGAACGCCAACCACCAGAAGTAGCTCCGCAAGCTGGATCACCTGACTTATGCCGACAAATCATTTTTTGTTAACCTTTCTGAAGAAAAAAAAGAACTAGAATTAACACGTCTAGAAGTGGCCTAAACCACCTACCGTCATGCTCGGTGTTCTTTAACACAGTTTGGACAAATATCTTTACCTTTCAAAAAGCACCAACCTTTATTTTTCAATATCTTTCTAACATAAGCTAATGTACCAGTATACATTTCCCAATTTACGCAAAAATCACACCGTACAGTTGTTTGTTTATTGTAACTCATTTATAATGACCTAATATCTACAGGTAATTAATAAATGATAAAAATCTCCTAAAACCGCTGTCCTAGCAGTTAGCATAGGCACTACCCCTCTATAAATCGTACTTTCGTACATAAAAGTGTCACTAATAGACACTATATTAATAATTCCTTCTTTATATAATACTGCTAATCATAAAAAAGTACCGTTTATTCAACATTCAAAGTATCTCGTAATTTATTAAGTCTAACATAATTAACACCTTTAAATATTAATCCTAACTTTAAAAATATCTAATAATTATTTAATCCTATTTTAAAATATCAATATCAGATACTAATTTTTGACCATTGTTGATATTTTTACCACAAAAAGTTTCTGTTAGACTATGACAATTTAGACACAAAGCTCTTAAATTTGATCTAGCATTATCTTTGTTGTTACCATTAATATGATCAATCTGTAGCTGAATTGGTTTACCTAACCATAGAGACAATTGACATATTAAACAACATCCATTTTGTTCTTTAATAACAATTTCGCGTCTTCTTTTGTAAGACTGATTAACAAAAGGTAAATCAGCAAATTTTTTATTCAAAGAAAGATTTGACTTTTTCCTATCACTCTCTGTAAATTTTCTCATTTTACCTGAACAATGAGCGTTTTTGAGTGATTCTGAATTTTTCTTTCTGACTACAGGGCAAGAATTTGATGTAGGTTCACATAACCACTGTCCTGTAGACGTTTGATATTTTCCTTCTTTGTTACAAAATTTACAAAAATTCATTTAATGCCAGATAAGGGACTCGAACCCCTAATCTCTTACGAGCCGTGGATTTTCTTACCACTTCGGTTTTCACCGAC